CCATTCAATCGATGCAGAAGCTGAATTAACTCAAATGTTATCTGAATACATCTCTTTAGAGATTGATTTAGAAATCTTAGAAATGTTACAAGCTAACGCATTCACAACTGATTACTGGTCAGCAAGAGTAGGATACGATTTCAACACAGCTACAAACAGCTTCCAAATCGATTCTAACGCAGCAGCAGCTTCAGCTTACACAAAATCAACTTGGTATCAAACTTTGGGTATTAAATTACAAAAAGTTTCTAACAAGATTCACCAATTAACTATGAGAGGTGGTGCAAACTTCTTAGTAGTTTCTCCTAACGTAGCAACTATCTTAGAATCAATGAACGGATTCTCTGCTAACCCAGGTAAAGATGCGTTGACTTTCGCAGCAGGTGTAACTAATATCGGTTCTATCTCAAATAGATACGATGTTTACAAAAACCCTTACATGACTGAGAACGTAATGTTGTTAGGTTTCAAAGGTTCTAACTTCTTCGAAACAGGTGCTGTTTACGCTCCATATGTTCCGTTGATTATGACTCCATTGGTTTATGACCCAATGAACTTCACTCCGAGAAGAGGTGTGATGACTAGATACGCTAAGAAAATCGTAAGACCAGAGTTCTACGGTAAGATTATCGTTTCTTAGTGAATTGAAGAATATAAAAGGGGAAGTAGAAATACTTCCTCTTTTTTTTTATATTTATATGAAAACGTAATCATAAATGGCAAATATAATTTTTAAATCATACGAATTACCAATCTATTCCTTAAACGATAGTGATAAAATAGTTGCTGCACAAGAAAATAATGAATTTGGATATTTACCAGCTTCTATATTCGCAACTACCGGCTCCAATGACTTAATAGGAACACAAACAATTACAGGTAGTTTACAAATTAGTGGTTCATTATATTACAACGGACACAAGCAATATAACTATGGCCAGTTTTATGATATGACTTCTCAAAGTGGTTCATCGGGTTCAATTCAATCAATGAAATTAAATACAACCGATTTAAGTGAGGGTGTTTCAATTGTAAGTGGTTCACAAATTAAAGTTGAAAATGCAGGTGTTTATAATTTACAATTTAGTGCACAACTAGAAAACAATGCAAATGTAAATGTAGTATTTTACATTTGGTTTGCATTAAATGGAACTTCTATTCCAAATACAAATACACACGTTGATGTAGCAAAAGCACAATCGGCACATTTAGGTAAACAAGTAGCAAGTTGGAATTTCTTATCACATTTAGATGCAAACGATTATTTGGAGATAAAATGGTCGGCAGATAATACAGATGGAATACTACACTATGATGTAGGAACTGCACAAATTCCAGCCACTCCATCGGTCATTGCAACATTAACCCAAATAGCATAACACTTCTTTTTTTATTTCTATATTTATAGTAGTAAAACTATAATTAAAAATTATGTCTTTAAATTTAAAATGGGATGGATTCCCACTTCCTATATCCGGTTCAACTCCATTTGGAATATACGATACTGATTCTCAATTCACAACCGATGGTCCAAAAACTGCTAATTGGTGTGCAAAAAGATTAGGATATCCAATTGTAGATGTTGAATTAATAGATGTTCAATTTTATGCTTGTTTTGAAGAAGCTGTATCAGAATATTCGGCACAAGTAAACCAATTTAACCTTAGAAATAACTTAGATATCCTTAAAGGGCAACCCAAAGAGGCATATGGTGGAAGAGGAAATTATTCTCAAACTCTTGTAGATGGTTCGTTTTTACCAACTGTTGTTAGGATGTCTCAACAATATGGTACATTGGCAGGTGTAGGTGGTAATACTCAATTAAGAAAGGGTTACATAGAAACCGAAGTAGATAGACAGAGATATAATTTGATGACTGAAGCAATAGATGTAGATACAACGGCATCATTTGCAACAACATATGTAAGTGGTTCTACAATAGATGTGACAAGGGTTTATTATGAAGCAACTCCTGCAATTCAAAGGTTTTTTGACCCATATTCCGTTGGTGGACAGGGTACATTGAATTTAATGGATGAGTTGGGATTTGGTGAATATTCTCCAGCAGCTCAATTCTTATTAATGCCTTTGTACGAAGATTTGTTAAGAATGCAAGCAATTGAATTTAATGACCAAATTCGTAAATCACAATACTCATTTAATATAGTTGATAATAGATTAGAAATATTCCCAATACCGACTAGTAGAACACCCGAAAGAATTTATTTTGATTATATAAGTAGAGATGAATTTGAACATGATTCTCAAACAATTCAAGCTGAATCACTTTCGGATTATTCAGATGTACCATATGATTTCATACAATACTCAAAAATAAATGATGTTGGTAAACAATGGATTAGAAAATACACATTAGCATTAGCAAAAGAATTATTAGGAGCAATTAGAGAAAAATATAACTCTATTCCAATTCCAGATGGCGAAGTATCATTGGATGGAGCAGCATTGAGAGCTGAAGCACAGGTTGAAAAAGATGCATTAGTTACTCAATTGAGAGAAAACTTAGAAGAATTGAGTAGAAAGAATGTGATGGAAAATAAAGCACATGAATCAGACCATCAGCAAGAAATGTTAAGAAAAGTACCTTTAAAAATATATGTAGGATAATATGCCAAAGTTTATTTCAGAAAGAGATATAGGATTTTTTAGAGGATTAGCTAGAGAATTAGTAGATGTCGTAATAGAAAACGTTTGTGTTTTATTTAAAGTTGATTTAAGAGAAACCAAAGTTAATATTTACGGAGAATCTATGAATAAATCGTGGTATCCCGGTGTTGAACTATATGTTTTGATTGATAAAGAACCAGAATCATCGGTATATGAAGGATTTGGGTCAGATACACAGCAAAACATTACATTCAAATTTGATAGAGAGTTGTGTGAAGAAAGAAATACATATCCTGAAATTGGTGATGTAATTTTCTTTAATGAATCATATTTTGAAATAGATAACACAAACGAAGTACAATTCGTAAGTGGAATGCCGGGTGAAACAGTGTATGGTAATCAAAAGAATTGGAGTATCGTTTGTTCTACATTTATGGTATCTAAATCAAATTTGAATATAGAAGCAAGAATAAAATAATAAGAGATGTCGGTAAACCCAATAAGACCTGGCAATAATAGAGCCAACGAAATAAAATCTACAAAGGGAGACCTAAAAAGAAGTGTAACTCTCTTTGATATAGATTATGCTATGATGTCTTATTTGGAAGATACTGTTCTTCCAACATTAAAAGATGCGAATGGAGCAGGAGTTAAAATTCCCGTAATCTATGGTAATTCTGAAAGATGGAATGGGGCTCGTAGACAGGGTGTGTATAGAGATGGTAAAGGTAAAATACAATTACCAATAATGATGTTAAGGAGAACATCGATTGCAAAAGATGAATCTATGCCTATGTTGAATAGACATCTTTCATATCCTGCTATTACAAAGTGGTCAAAAGATAATCGTTATGACCGTTTTAGCGCATTGGGTGGGGGTGTTAGACCTAAAAAAGAGATTTATAATATTACAATGCCTGATTACGTTGAGGTAAATTATGAGTGTATGTGTTGGACATCATATACCGAACAACTTAATGAAGTAATTGAACATCTTAACTTTACATCATCATATTGGGGAGATAAAGAAAAATATAAATTTAGAACATCTATATCCGATTTCAATGTTATTAACGAAGTTGGTGAAGGGGCTGAAAGAATTAATAGAGTTGAGTTTTCATTGAATGTAAAGGCTTACTTATTGCCAGAAAAATTCGATGGAGAACTTACTACTAAAAAGTCAATGTCAGTTAAAAGATTGGTTGTATCAGCAGAAGTTGATATGACGAGTGGCAGTGGTAGATTAGAAGGATTCCTTACAACACCATCACCATATTATGATAACAAAGACCTTATTGATTTTTTATCTTTAAATAACAATATGGTTGTAGCAGGAGCTGCACCTACTATATTTTCAAATATTAAATTAATAAAAGCACCGGAACAATTGGCAGGAGTTATAACCGCAGGTTTGACTATTGATGGAAACTCATATGATGTTAAAGTGTATATAAATGGTGTTAGATATTATCAGGGAACACATTTTGTAGCTTTTGTAAGTAGCAATAATTTATCCTTAACATTTAATAATGCAAATTTAGGATTCGTTGTAGATGCCGATGATGAAGTTTCTATAACAGGTAAATTTATTGATTTATAATGAAAAGAAGCCTTTTAGATATAACTCAAAAAATTAGTAGAAAATTGGGCGACCCGGAATTAACTCCAAAAGATTTAAATCACCCAACGTATTGGATATATGAAGCAAAGGGTTGGAGATTCGTTGAGTTATTAAGAGAAATAGAATATAGAACAACGCAAGATAGATTGAGGGTAATAGTTAACACTCAACATATATCTGCAAAGGATTATATTGTAGAACAAGGAAGTGAGGGATTATTAATCAAATTTATAAAAAATAATTTTGAGTTTGATTTAGATGATGATGATTACATTGAAGTAACAGGTGATATAGAACAATATGCTTAATAGATTTAATTCAAATGCTAAAAAATTAAATAGGATTATACCAAAAATAAATCCTAATAATTTAAATGATGATTTATA